TCTGTTATAGCTCAAAATGCTGTTCCAAACCCAGCAGTAACCGCGCCTGTAGAAGGTGATTTTATAGTAGTTCAATCTGATACTGATTTAGCAACTGCATCGACTGTAGGTTTAGGTAATGTAGTTCCTGGAGTTAGTGCAACTATAACTGCTCCATATACTACTGGAACAGCTACATTAGACGTTGTTGACTCAACTGCTTCTCAAAAAGGTGCTGTAATAGTAGATGCGTCTTCTGATTCAGGTCTATTAGGTATTGATGTTTCTTACGCTGCTGGTACAGCATCAGTAGGTCTTGACATTACTGGATTAACAGGAGATGATGCTAGTTCAGAACCAGCTTCTAATTATGAACTACCTATGTACGATTTAGGTGGTGATGAAAACTTCAAGATAACTATAGCTGAATTAAACTCTGTAGTTTCAGGAGCCAATTCTAAAACTGGTACTATTATAGCTGGGAATTTAACGGGTACAGTTACACATGCTTTTGGTATTAATACATTAGTTCAAACTATAGACTCTTCTGGCAACACGGTATTCTGTGGCATTTCTAGGACAGCTACAACATCGGTTGCTACAATTTCAGCGGTTGAAGCAACTGATATTACAATTCTTGTTCAAAAGATAGGATAATAATAATAATCAAATTTAAAACGGTGGTTGGTGTGAAATCATCCGCCGTTTTTTTTACTTTAAATTTAATCTAATGAATAATATAAAAACAAATCTGGTAACATGGCGATAAATTTTTTAAATAACGGAACTTTTGCAGGTAGAGTTTCTGCTGGAGGCGCATCTAATCCAACTACAGGGGCAAAACTTCATGTTGCGGATGGAACCGGCGCTGGTTTAGAAGTTATACCATCAACAACTAATGATACAGTTACTTTATTATCTTACGATAGAAGCGGCGCAGGTTATCAATCGTTAAATTTTGAAGCTTTAGATTTTTCATTTCTCAATGGCGATGCAATTTTCACAAACAACGTTGGGATTGGGGAGACTGATCCTAGTGCGTTATTACACGTAAGAGCAGCAACTAATGTTACGGGTACTATTGAGGTGCAAGGGGGAAAAGCTACTGTTACCTCTATAGGCGAAGTAAACGCAGAATTAAACTTTGGTTCAAACGATGCTTCTGCTACAGGAGGGATTGGTGGTAGTATAAAAAGTATTACTGAAGCTACAAATGGAGCTTATGTTGGAATGGGGTTTTACACTGCTAGACAAGGTAGGGGTCCAGTTGTAGAAGAAGCAATGCGTATTTCAAATGAAGGCAGAGTCGGGATCGGGACGACTAGTCCTAGTGAATTGTTGAATGTTAGAGCTAAAACTGGTAGTGGTTTTGATGGTATATTTATAGCAGATGCATTTGCCGGAACATTCCCTATTACTATCTCCAAAAGTCCAATGCTTTCTTTAGGTAGTTCTACAGCCAACGGCGCTACTGCTACTATTTTCATGGGTGCCAGCGCAACATCTACAGATCAAGATTCTAAAATACAATTTAACAGAACAGGTGGATACTTAAGTATTTTTTATAAGGGGCAAGGTACATATAGAGAGCATGTGAGATACGGTAGTCCTTCTACTTCAACCGCTATGACAAAGATGTTTGGATATGTTGGTGTAGGTAGTGGTTTTCTTTCAAATAATCCTACTTCTGCATTTCAATTTGATGATCCAACTGGAGCCTCAATTATTTCTACTCAATCAGTAGCTTTATCAGTAAAAGGAGGAGCAAACAGTAACAATATATTCGAAGTAAAAGACACCTCAGATAGTCTAAATTTTGTAATTAAATCAGACGGCGACGTCGGTATTGGGGTTACTAATCCTGGAAGCAAATTAGATGTTGGTGGTAATATAAAAGTAAGTGGGTCAATTAGTATGTTTAATGGAGTTACTCAAGTCTTAAATATTGGTCCTTCAGGATCTAGTGCTTATATAAATACTGGAACTTCTGGTGGAACCGTGCAGTTTGGAGCACCTGCACAAAACGTTACTAATATTAATGTACAAGGATTAGTTACAGCCAAAGATATTAATACCACAGGGAGTAATGGTTATCTAATAAATGGAATGGCGTGGGCTCTTGAAAATTCAGGTGTTTTAACGTTAGGTGATTGGGATGGTAATGAATTTCCAACTCGTATAATGGACAACAACTCAAACGAGGTATTAAGAGTTACTGATGGTAACGTTGGTATTGGTACGACTACACCTAACAAAAAATTAGAAGTTTCAGCAGCTACAGATACAACAATTTCTATAGCATCAAGCGACACAAGTATAAATGCAGGTCAAAATGTTGGAATATTAGAATTTTCAAGTAATAATGAAACCTCTTTATCACAGGCTTATACGCCGTTTTCAAAAATAAAAACAATTTCTGAATCTGCGGTTTCGGGAACATCAAGTGTAAATGGTGCCATTACTTTTGAAACAGCACTGGCAAATACTGTTTCAGAAAAAATGCGTATCAAAGCCAATGGCAACGTCGGAATCGGTACAAATAGTCCTGATACTAAATTAGAAGTATCATCTTCATCAGGTGGTGTATTAAGATTAACATCTTCAGATACGTCTGTAGCTAGCGGAGAGTCTATAGGTAGAGTAGAGTTTAAATCCAACGATGTGAGTACAGGCGGTAATAACGTTATGGGGTTTGTAGATTGTTTAGCCACAAACGCCGGAACAACTTACGCTCTAACGCTAGGTACTGGCTTAGCTGCCGCAGCAACTGAAAAGATGCGTATTGACCAAAACGGTAACGTAGGTATCGGAATAATTAGTCCAGGAAGCAAATTAGATGTTGATGGTAAGGGTTCATTTGGTGATGCTACGACATATGCTTTAAAGTTAAAAAGCTCAAGTGGATCAAGAGGGATAAATATATTATCTAACGATGGCGCTTCAAGAGGAGGTATAGATTGGAACACGACTGATTTTCTTATAAGAAACTCTTCTGACGCGGACATTCTAAAAATAAACTATAGCACCAAGGAGGCACTTCTTTACGGGAGCGTCGGGATCGGGACTACTAGTCCTGATGTTAAATTAGATGTTGTGTCAGGAACTAATAATGGTATTAGAGTATCAGCAACAGATACTACAAGTAATTGGAGAGATATTGGAATAAGGTCATATGTGACGCAAGCTGAGGCTGCCGCTCTTACTGATCACACTTATTTATTCACCACTAATCCAACGGGACAGACTGATCCAGCATTTCAAAGATTTGGAGGTACTGTCATACAATGTAGAGACGATGGTAACTCTAACTTTGCTATAAGAATGGGAAATGGAACTGGACACGCTACAGCTTTAAATCTAAATGCATCAGGAGTAGCTACTTTTAACAATACGGTTACAGCTACAAACTTTATACTATCTTCTGATAAAAGACTAAAAGAAAATATTGAGAAAGTATGTGATAATAGAGTTAAAGCAGATTGGAAAACTTTTGAATTAAAAACAGAAAAAGGAGAGAAAAGATACGGTGTTATAGCTCAAGAGCTAGAAGAAAACCATCCTGAGTTTGTTAAAACAGACAATGAAGGCTTCAAGTCAGTAAAGTATATAGATTTACTAATTGCTAAAATTGCTGAGTTAGAAGCAAGATTAGAAAAACTAGAAAAATAATGGGTGTACCAAATACAAGTACATTTAGTTTACAAGATGTAGCTAATGAGTTCGGTCTAGGAGGTGGAGATGGGTTACAAGAATGTTTTGACGATTCTGATGATTCAGAGTTTGACTCCAGCTACAACCCTAATAGCGATGGTACTGATAACAATCTTTTAAACTTTAGGAACTACGGAGCGGTAAATTTAATCCAATTTAGTATAGATAATAGTGCCTCTTATGGAAATGTTGCCACAGCTTGTGCTAATGGTAGTAGCACTACACTAAGGAACCTTTGGCACAACGGTTCCGGAATAAACCCTAGCGCCGGAGACACTATATATCAAGATAGCGCTGGTCTTTATACTTTTACTTCCCCAAATTACTACTATATCCCCGCTGAAGATGCAGTAATGAATGTAAATAATTCGGGAGTTGTAATAAATATAGCGGATTGTTCACCACCATAATAAATAAATAAATAAATAAATAAATCTTTAAAATTAAACAATGGCAATTACTTATAAGTGGGAAATCCCAACAATGAACGCTCACATCGAATCAGAAGGTGAACAAAACGTTATTTATACAGTACATTACAGATACACTGGTTCTGAAGAATCCAACGGAGAAGTTTATTCGTCAACAACTATTGGTACTCAAGGCTACACATATGTAGCTGGAGATTCTTTTACACCTTACGAAAATACAGAAGCTTTTGAAGCTGTTGTTATTGGGTGGTTGGAAGGATCATTAGACGTAGGACAAATGCAGGCTAGTATTGCTGCTAACATACAGTCTCAAGTTACACCTGTAAATGAAGACTTGTATTTCACTTGGCAGAGCGAAGATCAACCTGTATAAAAAAAGTAATTTACACCACAAACGTGTAATAATACTATCATAGTATTAAGAATTTAATCAAATCAAATAAAATATGGACAAAATTGTCAAAAACCTTAACTTTGGAAACGAAGCTAGGGACAATGTATTGAGCGGTATAAATAAGCTTACAAAAGCTGTTAGCTCTACATTAGGTGCTAGTGGTAAATGCGTAATACTTGAAGACAACGCTGGTAATCCAATTATAACAAAAGATGGAGTTACCGTAGCTGATTCAATTATACTTAGAGATCCTGTTGAAAACATGGGTGCAACTCTTTTAAAGGAAGCTGCTAGAAAAACAGTTAGAGAAGCTGGTGATGGAACAACAACTGCAACTGTATTAGCTCACGCTATACTTAAAGAAGCTTATAAGATTTCAGACAAGCAGAACTCTAGAGAATTAAAAGACGGTATAAATTCAGCAACAGACAAAGTTGTTAAATATTTAAAATCTATATCTGTAGACGTAAAAGATGATATGATAGATCAAATAGCTACTATATCAACAAATAATGATCCTGAATTAGGTGGTATTATTGCAGACGCATTTAGAGCTGTTAATAACACTGGAGTTGTAATGATGGAAACATCTGCAGATGGAAAAACAGAAGTAGAAATAGTAGATGGTGTTCAGTATGAAAAAGGTTTAACTAATTCTCATTTTGTCACTAACCAACAATTAAAGACAGCAGAACTAGAGAATCCTTTAGTTTTATTAATTGAATCTCCAATAGATACAATTAGACAAATACAATCAGTGCTAGAGTATGTAATAAAAAACAATAAACCTTTGCTTATTATAGGCGATTTAGATCAAGGTGTTTTATCTGCTTTAGCTATGAATAAAAATAAAGGTAATATTAAAGTAAACGTTATTGATGCACCTACGTATGGTATTAGCAAGAAAGAAGTTTTAGATGATTTATCTTTATTAACAGGCGCTACAATTATAAATGAAGATTTAGGTGATGACATGGATATGATTCAGGTCGAACACTTAGGAAGCTGCTTGAAAAGTGTAACATCTCACGATGAAACAGTTTTACAGATAAAAGAATCTAGTGAACAAGTTAAAGATATTATTGAATTAATAAAACAACAACTTACAGAATCTAAGCTACCACATGAAACTATTAAGCTAGAAAAAAGATTAGCAATGTTATCTGCTAAAATAGCAATAGTAAAAATAGGTGCTAACTCAGCTATTGAGTTAAAAGAAAAAACAGATAGAGTTGAAGACGCTATATGCGCTACTAAAGCAGCTATTAAAGAGGGTATTGTTCCTGGTGGTGGAATCGCGCTATTAAACGCGTCTACTAAAATTAATAGTAAGTCAGAAGGTGAGACTGTATTGCTAGAGGCTATTAAAGCGCCTTTTAAGACAATACTAGATAACGCTGGTATAAAAGACTATGAATTACCTAAAACCAAAGGAGTTGGCTTAAATGTGATTAATGGGAAAACTATTAATATGATTAAGGCAGGAATTATAGATCCTTTGTTAGTTACTAAGAGTGCACTTAGAAATGCTGCTTCAGTTGCTACAACTATTTTATCAACAGATTGTGTAATCAATAACTTGAGAATAGATGAAAGCGATAGGTAGAAACATAATAATAAACAAAAAGAAAGAAGGAACCACTAGAACTAAAGGTGGTTTACTTCTTGCTGAGACTCAAAGAGAAGATATTAGATATACTAAAGCCACTATTGTTTCTGTTGGTGAAGAATCAGAGAATGCTGGTTTAAAAGAAGGTGACAATATATATTTTGATAGGCATGCTGGTCATAAGATAGAGTTTGAAAAAGAAATATATCACGTTATAAAATTACAAGATATAGTTGTTGTATTGTAATGCGAGTTAACGCTAAAGATATAAAAGAATTAAATTTATTAAAACATTATCGTGTTGTACGTAAATGGGCATGTAGAAATAATAAGTTAAACGATGCAGATCTTGAACTACTTATTTATTTTGATTGCATGGACTATTTTACTAAGCACGATTTCAAAATAGGTACATACGCTTATAGCTGGGATAATAGACGATGGAATAGGTTACTGAAAGAAGGATGGATTGTTGTATGGAGAAACCGCAACAGAACTACTCAAAAATATAATATATATAAAGTTTCCTTTAAGTGTAAACAGCTAATAAGCAGAATGTATCGAATAATGTTAGGTGAAGAAGATATTCCTACTAGCGAAAAAAGAAACAGCATTATGAAAGGTAGAACATATACAGATAAAGTTCTACAGACAGCAATAAAAAACGTGAATAAAGATAAAAAAAGATAATTATGGAAAATAATTTAAACAACTATCAAATGAACGAAGAGTCTATGGACCCTGCAGAGTTTAGTTCTAAGCCACCAGTTCCTTCTAACGAACTAGGTTCGGCTAAACCAGTTTTCAGTGATAGCTCTAAGAACTATGCCAAGTATATATATGGTGATGTTGATCAAAGACAAAACACTTTGCCAAACACGCCAATGTTTATGAAAGATCAAACTGGCGACGGGAAAATCACTCAAGCAGATGTTATAAAAGCAAGAATAGAAGGTTATAAAGAATAAAAATATATAATATGAAAGAAAAAGATAAATTTGATCTAGGTAAAGCACAGTTAAAAGGACAAATAGGAGAAAATGCTATTTGGGATGGACCATTAGACACATCAGGTTTTCCTATGGGAAAAGGTTCTAGCTCTGGGATAAAAGGTATGCAAGTATCAAAATATCCTTGCCCTAGCAAAAAAGGACCTATTACTCAAATAGCTAAAGGCTTGTAATAAAAAAATCATGAGTGATTTGAAATTATATACGGCAAACACATTGACTTTAGGTGTAACAACTTTTACGAATATAGAAATGGGATTAAAAGTACTTTTATTATTGCTTTCAATAGGATATACATTAAGCAAGTGGCTTAACATAAAAAAAGATAAATAAAATGCCTTACACACAACCAGATTCATCACCGTTTCTAAGAGTTCGTAAAACAACTAAAGGAAAAGGTAGAAACTTTTTATCTACAAAAGAAGGCGCTGGTATGACTTCTGCTGGTGTAAAGAAATATAGAAAAGAAAACCCAGGCAGTAAACTTAAAACAGCTGTAACTGGTGATGTTAAACCAGGTAGTAAAGCTGCCAGGAGAAGAAAATCTTTTTGCGATAGATCCAAAGGATGGAAAGGTGAAAGAGGATTAGCTGCTAGAAAAAGATGGAAGTGTTAAATAATAAATAAATATAAATAAAAATGAAAAAGTCACCTTTAAACAAATCAAGAAAAAAAATAGCACAAGATTATGCTAGAAACGCTATGTACGACAAAAAGCATGGTTACAAAAAAGAAGGAAAGTACGAAGCTAAACAAGCTGTACGTGCTGCTTCTGGTGCTCCAGTAAGAATGGAGTCTAGTGCTCAAGAAAAAAAGAATTTACTACAAGACATGCCAGTAGATAAAAAAGCATCAGCTTTAAACAATCTAAACAAAGGTTATGGTTCTCAAGTAAAGTCACCTATGAGTATGTACGGTAAAAAGTCACCTGCTAAAATGGGCCATTCTCCTATGAAAATGGGTCATTCTCCTATGAAAATGCAAGGATCTTTTATGTCTAAGCATTCTCAAAGCCATATGGCTAAAAGTTCTCCTTTGCACAGACAAGGTTATAACGATAGATTAGACGAATCTTTAGGTGCTAAAAACGGTAAAAAATCTCAATCTTTAAAAGATCGTAGAGATGAATCAAAAGGAATGGAAAAGAGCAAAGGTAAAGGAGCTTACTCTTCAGATTCTAAAATGAGCTAATAAAACAGTAGAGACCTGTAATAAAACTCAAGCCAAACACTAACACTAACACTAACTTAAACACTAACAAAAATGGCTAAATTTTTAAAGATCCCACTAACTGGAGTGGCTAATACACCAGAACAACTAGTATCAATTGACCAAATAGTATCTGTAGTACCTGGAGATGTTGCTGGACCTGGAGCTAATCCAACCACAACTACAAGAATCTTCTTAAACGCTGCTGCTGCATTTGACACTATTCAAGTAACGCACACTGCTGCTTTAACTGCTGGAGATGTATTAAAAGCTTTTAATTCTGCTTTAACTGCTAACCCAGGTGGTATTGTATCTACTTTAGGTTCTCCATTGAATACTGCTCAAATTGTAGCTCCTGCTCAGTCTGGTAGACAATTGATAACAACTCAAGCTGTGCATGTAAATTATACTGCTATCGCTTTTAGTTAATAGTTAAAATTAATTAATCTTACGGGTGTAAAATCCCGTAGGATTTTTTTTAAAAAACAAATATGGCTTTTAAACTTAATACACCTCCTTATGATTATGATAGTACTCCTATTTACAATGTAGATATGGAAGACGGAGTTTTAGGCAAAGCTAACAATAATGGTTCTATATTGCTTAATAAAAATTTAGACCCATCTAAAAAACAACTTGTAATAAAACACGAGAAAGTACATATAGATCAAATGAAGCGTGGTGATTTAGATTACGACGATAAAAACGTTTATTGGAAAGGTAAAAAATATTCAAGAGCACAAATGAAAGAAGGTGCAAAAAACTTGCCTTGGGAAAAAGAAGCATATAATAAACAAAAAAATTAAAAATGGCCTTTAAAATAAAATCACCTTTAAGCATTTCAGAAACAGATCCAAGTCCTAAATCTAAGAAAAAAATAACAAAAGCGGAAGCTCAAGTAAAAGGTTTTGACGAACAGTTTGAAATAGTTAAAGCTAAGTTTCCAAAATCTTTAGTTAAAAAAAGAAGAAATAAACTAGGTTCATATACCGTAAGCAAAGGAAATGGATCATTCATGTATACTCCAGGTAAAAAAGTAATTTAATGAAAAAAATATTCCAATGGCTAACAGGTGGTGTTATTAAAGAAATTGGTAATGCTATCGATAAATTAACTACAACAGAGGAAGAAAAACTTATAATTAAAAAGCAAGTTCAAGAGATACTTGAAAAAGCAGACACTGAAGCTCAAGTCCAAGTAACTGAGCGATGGAAGTCTGACATGCAGTCTGATAGTTGGTTAAGCAAAAATATTAGACCTATGGTTTTAATATATCTTACAGTTATATTTACTGCATTATCTTTTTTTGATGGCAATATAGGAGGATTTATTGTAGATGATCAATATATACCTATATTTCAATCATTATTAATAACAGTTTACGGAGCGTACTTCGTAGGTAGAACTTGGGAAAAATTTAAGCAATCAGGTAATAAATAAATAAATAAATAAATAAAAATGGGATTATACAGAGTAACAAACGGAGCTGTAGGTAAAGCGCTTGTGATTAGCGGTGGTACTGATACCATAACACCTACATCAGCTTGGGAATTTGAAAATCAAACAGGAACATTAGGAACAAACTTAACAGGTTCTCTAGTTTATTCTGGAGCAGGTGGAAATATTAATGTGATATTATCAGATACTATAGGTGTTCAAGGTAGTGTTACAGGATTAAATATTCAACCTACATTTACAGGAGCCAATCCTTCTTACACTGGTTTTAGTGCTGGAACTGGTTACACTACAGGTGCAGGTATAGCTACATCAGCAATTAGCCTCGTACCGTCTTCAATAGCAAAACAACCAACAGGTTTAACAGTGGATATAACTGCTACCGGTGGAGTTGTTAATGGTATTACGATAAACGCTGCAGGTGCTAACTACAACATAGGTGATGTGATTACTATAAGTGGAGGCGGTAACAAAGATTGTAAATTTGTAATAGCAAGCGTTGCAGACCTTGCGCCTACATCTAATGACGCTATTAAATTTGAAAACGTACCAGCTGGAACTATACTACAAGTGGCGGTTGATTATGTTTTAGCTAGTGGAACAACAGCTACAGCTATGATAGCGTGTAAATAGTAAGTATACCTGTAACTATATAATATATATAAACAATTAAATTAAATTAAATAAAATGTCAAAAGTAAAAAAGATTACCCAAGATCAATTAGATTCTATTGTAGAAAACCAAAAAAAATCAAATAATTTATTATTAGATGTAGGTTTTTTAGAGTATAGAAAACAAGAGTTATTAAAAGCTAGTTCAGAACTTTCTAAAGAATTAAAATCTATTAAAGAAGAATTAGAGAGTCAATATGGTCAAGTAAACGTAGATCTAAGCGACGGTACTTACACAGAGATTGAAAAAGAAGATGAAGTTGAACCTGTTTTGAAATCAGTTAAATAATGTCTTCTATTGTAAGAAAAATAAGTATTGGTTCTGACTACAAAAATGATGCCATGCATTACTCTGTAGGCCAGCAAGTATATGGAGGTCATGAGATCTCTCATATATTGTTTAACGAATCAGACAGTTCTTACAATGTTCATATCAAAAAAAACAACGAGGTAATGCCATGGAAGAAGTTTAATTCTAACATGGCAATATCAGTTGAATATGATTTAGAGTATTGATGAGAAGTTTGTATGATTTTATCATAGAGCCATTAGGTGAAAAATATAGTAATAAAGTAAAAATTGGAGACAAAGAGTTAATTGTAAACACTAAGATTGAAAACTTTAAGTTTGTAAATAGATTAGCTGTAGTAATCCAAATCCCTAAAGCTTTTAAAACTAATATTAAAATTGGCGATATAATTGTTGTTCACCAGAATGTGTTTAGAGTTTTCTACGACATGAAAGGCAACAAAAAGAAGAGCAGGTCTTGGTTTAAAGATAACTTACATCTTTGTGCTATAGATCAAATTTATTTATATAAAAACGAAACAGGTTGGAACTCTTTCGGCGATAGATGTTTTATAACTCCTATAAGAGATAACAACTCTCTAACGCTTGATAAAGAAAGAAGCCTTGTTGGTATATTAAAATACGGTAATAGTTCCTTAGAAGCATTAAAAATAAGTCCAGGCGATCTAGTAGGTTACAAACCTAATGGCGAATGGGAGTTTCTAATAGAAGGTAAACGTTTATACTGTATGAAATCTAATGATATTGTAATTAAATATGAATACGAAGGAAACGAAAAAGAGTATAATCCTAGCTGGTCAAAAAGCAGTTGAAGAATTAATTAAGGTAGCTAAAGAAGCTATTGTAGATTCTGAAGACGATCTGTCTGCTGACAAACTTAAAAATGCTGCAGCAACTAAAAAGCTAGCTATATTCGATGCTTTTGAGATACTAAACAGAATAGAAGAAGAAGAAAATATGCTCGAGGAAAAACCTAGAGAAGCTAAACAAGAAAAATCTTTTAAAGGTTTTGCTGAAGGTAGATCTAAGTAATGTACGAGCAAACACTAATAAGTACTGTTAAGGATCATATAAAACCTGCAATACTTAAAAGAAATAATAGATACAAAAAGTGGGAAAAAGGCTATAACCCTGAGTATGATGTAGTTATAATAAGTGGCGATGGAACTATAGGTGAAATTGTAGAGATTCAAAACTTAAAAATAGCATTACCGTCGAAACCTAAGAACGTTTATAAATGTTCTCAGGATAAGAAAGATCAAGTTTGGAATAGGTTGGAATATCCAAAAGAGCTATCTAAAATAAAGAGTGTTTTTGATTGGGAAAAATATCCAACTGATTTTAAAGAAGAGTGGTACGAATACATAGACAAAGAGTTTGAAAAAAGAGAAAAAGGTTTTTGGTTTTATAACAATGGCAGTCCAACTTACATTACTGGTACTCATTACATGTACTTGCAGTGGTCCAAGATTGATGTTGGGGCAGCAGATTTTAGGGAGTCAAACAGAATATTCTTCTTATTCTGGGAAGCTTGTAAAGCAGACAAGAGATGTTATGGTATGTCATATCTCAAGAATAGACGTTCAGGATTTTCATTCATGGCGTCTGGGGAGACAGTTAACATGGCAACCATATCAACGGATTCACGGTTTGGGATATTGTCCAAATCTGGTTCCGATGCGAAGAAAATGTTCACAGATAAAGTTGTACCCATTTCTAGCAATTACCCGTTCTTCTTCAAACCAATACAAGACGGAATGGACAGGCCAAAAACGGAGCTCGCCTATAGGGTACCCGCGTCA